GCCTGCGCCAATGGTAAACTCAACAGTTTCTACCCCAGTATACCCAGCAGCGTTGGCCAAGGTACGCAAATTGACGTTTGTCTGAGTAGTAATGGCAACGCTAATTACCCTATTACTAGACATCAACATTGGGTTCAGAAACATCTGTTACCTTAGGTTTGTATTATATACGCCGTCAATAGCTGCCGTAGAACGGATATTGTAGACAAACATATCAACCGCACCCGCCGAAACGCTGAATGTAGCTGTGGTGCCATTGACCCACTTAACGTTTGAGGGCCACGTAACCGAGAGATTCGCCGCCTCCATCACAAAGTAGACAAGGCCACCAAGCCCATTATAGGAGGAGACTTCAGCAAACTGGACAATCTTATGAACGCCCGCAGAGACGAGGAACTTGGACCCAGTGGAAAAGTCAATAGTCACCGTGGGGGACGCGCTCACGATGGAGACGATGGGGACAATGCCCTTAAGGGTTACGAGATTGGTCGTGCTGGTAGTGGCGGAAACGCCCATGCTGCCCGAGACAACTACACTGCCAGCGTTGAACAACGGACCCTTGAATTCACTAGCAGAAACGCTGGTGGCAAACCCATTAGCAGTTGTATATGCGTTCGTGGCACTCAGCCGCCCGTAGCGAAGATCCCCAATAGCAGTCACGTCCACACTAACGTTGAAGGGGTTTAGAATCGTTACAGTGGTGCCGTCCGTCATAAGAATGGCTTGGGAGGCACTAGTCAACGCCACGCCCGTTCCGCCTGCCACCTTGACGACTGGATTGTTGCACG